CGCATCAAATTAGCTTCCATGTAAGGCATCCTAATAATACTTTCATCCTGCAAAAGGCCCTCGGTCCTTGTACCGTAAAACTTTATGAAGGATCCAAGATCATGCAGCTCGTGAACCATGAGCCTTGTGCCTGTGTGGCTGAAGGTTGGACCAAGGTTCAAGAACATCTTGTCAATGTGACATAATGTCGCAGGCAGCCAACTAAAAACCTGTGGGCGGGGCCCACCCAAAAAAAAAAAAACAAGCTGCTTGTACGCTTGTTGCTTGTAAACTTGCGAGCCATGCTTGCGCCTTGGACCAAGGCTCCTGCTCCTCCCCCGCTTGCGAGCGGGGTTTAAATATTAAATATTAATTTATTCAAGGCCCCTGGAATAGGGGCCTTGTTACAACGTTAGGAAGCTTTTGCAAATTTATCTGCTAGGTCTATTCTACCCTGTACCAGCAGAAGGTATTCTCCCCCGCTGCTGCCGTGGGGCTCTCTCCACACTTCAAAGTAATCCCCATCTTTATCACGTATTAAACGGGTTACTATTTTACCCTGCCAGCTTTGGGCTTCAACTCTTAGTGAGTGATGGGCTCTAGCTGTAGGTTGAGTCTTTCTTGCAGACTCAGATATTTTTCCATAAAAGTGACTCATATTTTTTTCTCCTCTTTCTGTTCTAAAAAGGTTGTTAATTTTCTATGTATCATAGAATACCTGTAATCATCTAAACCGATGTCTTTTTCAGATAGTTCTTTTGGTACAACATTAACAAACCATTCTTCTAAAGCATCCAATATATTGGCTATTTCAAACTTAGTTAATTTCATGCTGATTTCTCCTTTTCTACGACATAGTATGTCATCCAGCCGTTGGCTTCATCTACGCCCTTCATGAACATTTTTAAATCATGTTCATTATTAAAGGTGTAGGTCTTTTCTTCGTTGCCTTCAGTACCCCATTTGATTGTTATAGTCATTTTATCTTTCTCCTTTGTTGTGAGTACTACCGAAATTCAGTCTAGGACCTTGTCATATTAATTAATATGTATTTCTCGACGCAGTACTCGCAGCAATTATATCCTAGATTCTCCCATCTTGTCAAATCTTATTTTGCACCTTGTTGCCTGATACCTGATTCAAGGCGCTTGCAACCTAGGGTTATGTCAATGCGACATAGTGTCGCACCCCACTAAACACTTGTGGGCGGGGCCCTCCCAAGAAATAAAAAAACACTAAACACTTGTGGGCGGGGCCCACCAGGGATTTATATATACACTTGTGAACTTGCTAGCTGCGCTTGTAGGCTTGTGATTTTTTATTTTTTATTTGGAGTTTTGGCGCCCTTGGTCAGGGCGCCGTTAGAATTATACTTCGTTAACTTCTTCAATCACGGGTGGAAGGTAGTACTCCCATTCCACTTCCTTGTCGGGCCGCTCCCAGTCTTCCTTGTTGGCTAAGGCGATTTCCTTGGCCTCTTCTGGGGATGCAGCTTCCACTTCATAGAACATATAGTCCTTGTAGTAGGCGACAATTGAGTACGTTTTTTTAGTCATTTTTTCCTTTCGTTGAGAAACCCACTCCAGTGCTCCAATATAAAAAAATATACTGGCTACACTGGTGGGATGAAGGGGCGCCTTACAGACGCAAACTCCAATGGAGTATAACCCTTTTTAGAATCATATATTATCCTACATTTAAAATAATAGCAACAAATAAATTTCTCCATGTTCCATGATTCGAGGTCAATGAATTCAAATAAGTCAATGCGACATATTGTCGCACTTGCTACTAAATACCTGTGGGCGGGGCCCACCGAAGATCTTGTCAATGCGACATATTGTCGCAGGTCTATTAAATACTTGTGGGCGGGGCCCACCCCACCTTAAAAAAAATAAAATTAATTTAGAGCTTGACAATATAGGATAACATAGGATATAATTCCAAATAACAAACAACGAAAGGAAAACAAACATGAGACCAATAAGAAAACAAGAACTTGATTATTTAGACAGACTTATAAATAACAAGTTCCAAGAAAAGCAAAGTGCAATACGATCACAGTGTGAACTTGAAGTAGGAAAACAATTAGAGAAGGACTTTACTAAGTTCATATCTACTTTAAGACTTGATAAGCTACTTAAAGACGCTGAACAAGCTGAAAAGGACTATCAAGACTTTAAGCAAAGTAAAGATGCTAAGGAAACTGCTCTTAATCAAAATGCTATTAAGAGAAAACAAGCATTACTTGAAAAGGTTAATCAATGGTCAGATATTAGAGACTGGTCTATTTCAAGCCGTGCTGACACTGTAGATGAAGTTTTAGACAATCTTAAAAAAGCTTGTCGACAAGAACTTGAAGAAAAATATAAGAACTCTGAAAAAGGTAAGTTCTTTAAATATCTACAAAATGGAATTGAGGACGCCAAAAATACTTTATATTCCGGCTTGTCTATTGATGACGTTTGGAAGAACTTAGAGAGCATATTTGGCAAAGCACAAATTGAGGTGCGTGTGCCCAAGTCCTTTACACAAATTGCTAAATAATTCTTTTCGTTAAGAATGAACAACGCCCAGATAACTGGGCGTTGTTGTTAAGATTATTTTTTTCGGCTTTCTCTATACTTTGTATCAAAGTCCTTTTCTTGTTTTCTATTGATTAATAAAACTATCCAATAGAATAAAGCAACAAGCAACATGGACAACGAGGCAAAAGTTATAAAGTAATCATATAACTCATTTATTGTTTCAAGCATAAACTACCTTTGTTGTTTCCCTCTCTTCAAACGTTTCGACAATATCCATAATGGTATCATCACACTTTGTTATAATAAAGGAAAGTATTTCACTTTCCTTTGTTGTTAGCCCTTGCTCAACAAATTGTTGAGCAAGGTTATCAGTTATATTTATTTCTGTTTCCATATTAATTACTGTTTGGATTCCAGATACAAAGTTTTAATTGACTTTCCAAACTTTTAACAAGTTCAGCTGGCTTTGAATCGTGTTTATCAAATCGTAAGCCAGTAAAGTTATCTATGTATCCTACTTTTTCATTGTTATAAAAAACATCGCCAGATTTTTTATCTGGAAAACTAAAACCAATTTGTTTTAGTTCTTTTTCGTGTTCTTTTGATACCCATAGTTCCATATTATTACTTTCGTTGTTATATTGTTTTACCTATTACTTCAAAATTATAGCCAAGTTTTTTTATTAACACTATTGTATTAACTCCTAATGTTTTAGTGTTAGCAATACTAGCAAACAATTTTGCCTTATCACAAACAGGATAAACTAAATCATTTCCATAAAGATTTTTAGTTTCTACTGTTAGTGTGTTTGTTTTCTTTTCCATATTGTTTCTTTCGTTGTTATGATTTCATCATAGATTATATAGGATATTAATGCAAGAACTATTTTACATTATATCAAAGATATTTGTATTATAATTCAATAGGATATTCTGTGATATATTTATCACTATTAAATACCTGTGGGCGGGGCCCACCCTTACCGATAATATATACATGTGGGCGGGGCCCACCAAGGACTCACCCCCCCCACCATAGAGGTCCCAATGGGTTTACGATTTACTTTTATTCTAAGGAGGGGGGAGAGGGTAAATCAATTAAAGGGGTCCCAGTCATACCCTTTAGTCTAAGATTTACATAGTTATAGTTAATAAATTCATTTTGGGTTCTAAATTACTTTTATTCTAAGTAGGGGGGAGGGGTAAAAAATATTTAAGGTACCATATAAGGGGACCCTATAGGTTATAAAATTACCTATGGATTTATACCCCCGGGGGTGTTAAAAACAATTTAGGTACCATAATTATATTATGCTTGATAAAGAAAATTTAAAAAAACTTAGAAATATAAATAATATTAAAGACCCTGAAGTTAGAAAAAGAGTTAAATTAAATTTTCTAATGTCTATTAAAAAGAATACAGACAAAAATATTCGTTCTGATTTTCTAACATTTGTAAAATATATTTGGCCAGATTTTATTGAAGGCTCCCACCACAAAACTATTGCAGATAAATTTAATAGATTAAGATCAGGAGAATTAAAAAGATTAATTATCAATATGCCACCAAGGCATACTAAATCAGAATTTGCTTCTTACTTTTTACCTGCATGGATGATTGGTAATGATCCTAAATTAAAAATTATTCAAGCAACTCACACAGCAGAACTTGCAGTTAGGTTTGGTCGTAAAACAAAAAACTTAATTGACTCAGCTGAATATAGAGAAATATTTAATACAAGATTACAAGAAGATTCAAAAGCCGCTGGTCGTTGGGAAACGGACAAAGGTGGTGAATACTTTGCTGTCGGTGTCCAAGGTGCGGTAACCGGTAGGGGTGCTGATCTACTCATCATTGATGATCCACATTCAGAACAAGATGCAAATTCTTCAACAGCTTTTGAGAAAGCATATGAATGGTATACTTCAGGACCTCGTCAACGATTGCAACCTGGTGGACGAATCGTTTTAGTTATGACGAGATGGAGTACAAAAGATTTAACTGCACAATTGCTCAAGGCTCAAGGAGCAGAAGATAAAGCTGATAAATGGGAAGTTGTAGAGTTTCCAGCAATCTTACCATCAGGTAAAGCAGTGTGGCCACAATATTGGAAGTTAGAAGATTTATTAGCAGTTAAAGCATCAGCAGGTGTTTCTAAATGGAATGCTCAATACATGCAAAATCCAACTTCAGAAGAAGGAGCCATTATTAAACGTGAGTGGTGGAAAGATTGGGAAGAAGATTATGTGCCTGCAATTGAACATGTAATTCAATCTTATGATACTGCATTCTTAAAAAAAGAAACTGCGGATTATTCGGCGATCACAACATGGGGTGTATTTTATCCAGACCAAGACTCTGGTCCAAATTTAATATTGCTTGATTCAATTAAGAAGCGTGTAGAGTTTCCTGAATTAAGGCGCCTGGCTCACGAACAATATATGTATTGGAAACCTGAAACAGTTTTAGTTGAAGCTAAAGCATCGGGTCTTCCATTAACTTATGAGTTAAGACAAATGGGAATACCCGTTGTTAATTACACACCATCAAAAGGTAATGATAAACATGCTAGAGTTAATGCAGTTGCACCTCTATTTGAATCTGGAAAGATATGGGCACCAAAGGGTAAACAATTTGCACAGGAAGTTATTGAAGAATGTGCTGCCTTTCCACATGGAGATAATGACGATTTAGTAGATTCTATGACACAGGCATTAATGAGATTTAGACAAGGTGGGTTGATTTCTCATCCAGAAGACTATAAAGATGAGCCTACCACAAGGGTAAATAGAACATATTATTAATATGATTGAGAAGAAAATTAGTTACGAAATTAATATTGAAAAACCTAGTAAGACAAAACCTGTAAAACAAGGTGGAGTTTTTAATTATTTAGGAAAACAAAAAACAGTAAATGCTCCTCGTCATTGGAGATCATCACCTAAACATCCAATAGCACATCTTTCATATATTACAAAAGATGAACAAAAAATTTTAATAGATTTAAATTTATATGGTTCATTAAAAGGTAAACCTAACAAAGGTCCGTTTGGACTTCCATCATTACAAGGATCAGGTAGTGGATCGGGTGGAGACGGGGGATCGTCTGGTGGAGATTCAGGAGGAGATAGTGGTCAAGGAGATAGTGGTCCGGGAGGATCGGACGATGGATCTGGACACGGAGGACCAGGTCAAGGAGACAGTGGACCAGGGGGATCAGATGATGGAACAGGACATGGAGGACCAGGACCAGGACCTGGTGGAGCAGAAGGTGGATTTGGTATTGGACCAGATGCAGCGCAAGAAGCAGCACAAAGTGTAACGGCTGATGATGTATCTGCTCAAGCACAAGCAGATCAAGAAGATGCAGCAACAGCTGCGGCGGCTGCAGAAGCAGACACAGGAATTATGGGTGCTTTATCTAATATAGCAAACAGAGCAGTTCAAAATGTTGTATCTAATCCAGTTGCAACAATGGTTGGTTTAGCCTTTGGACCAGTTGCAGGTCTAGCTGCAAGAGGAATTAGTATGGCAGTTGATGCAGCTAACAGAGGAGTAACAGGACCAAGTGACGATACTCAAGAAGCAACATCAGTTCAAAGTGGTCCAGCACAAAGCCCAGGTGGAGGTGATGGTGGAATAACTACACTACCTCAGTATGCTCCATTATATAATCAAGCAACTGGAGATCCTTTATTAGATTCTTTAATAGCAAGATATAAAATGAATCCTGCTTCTTTTGGGATAACATGAAAAAATTAACAACAACTATACCACCTAAATCAGGTCCCAACCCACAGGGCTTGAATGTTACGTATAATAAGGTTAAGATAGTGAACTCGGAGAAATTAAATGGCAACTATAGACAAATCGCTTCCAAACGAAGTTATAAATAAAATTGAAATAGAAAATCCAGAAGCTTCTGCAGAAGAAATTGTAGAACTTCAAGAATCTATTCCAAGTACAGAAAATACAGAAATCACTCCAACGTCAGATGGTGGTGTTGAAATTAATTTTAATCCAGGAGCTTTTAATCAAGGTGAAAGTGTAAACCATTTTGATAACTTAGCAGAATTATTACCGGAAGATGTTTTAGGACCTTTAGGTTCAGAACTTTATCAAAATTTTTTAGATTATAAAACATCACGTCAAGATTGGGAACAAACTTATACTCAAGGTTTAGATTTACTTGGATTTAAATACGATCAAAGAACAGAACCATTTCAAGGGGCAAGTGGTGCAACTCATCCAGTATTGGCAGAAGCAGTTACACAATTTCAAGCTTTAGCTTACAAAGAATTATTACCAGCAGATGGACCAGTTAGAACTCAAATAATTGGAAACTCTTCTAGAGAAAAAGAAGATCAAGCTGTACGTGTTAAAGATTTTATGAACTATCAAATTATGGATGTCATGAGAGAATATGAACCAGAGTTTGATCAAATGTTATTTTATTTACCTTTATCAGGATCTACTTTTAAAAAAGTTTATTATGATGATTTACTTGGAAGAGCTGTTTCTAAATTTGTACCAGCAGAAGATTTAGTTGTTCCTTATTCAGC